AAACGCCAGACTTTGGCAGGGAAGAGGAAGCCCCGTTCTAATGTTGAAAGCAGATGGATTTGATAAAGCGTTTCTCGGCATGTGCCACCGCGCAGGACAAGAACCCGTAGTGGCTTACGACTACCAAAAATGCATAGCAGTGTTAGTTGAAGACGAAAACATGAGCTACGACGAAGCTGTAGAATATTTATGGTTCAACACCATAGGTGCGTGGATGGGTGAACATACACCGGTCTTTATCAACGTCATGGAAAACATAGAAGATTTGACGGACGAAGAGCATGGATACTAAAATATTCCGCATCTACGGCCCGCCCGGAACTGGCAAGACTACTGCGCTTTTAAACAAAGTAGATGAGGCTTTGTCGAGCGGGGTTGACCCCACGCACATAGGTTACTTTGCGTTCACGAGACAAGCCGCAAACGAAGCCGTCGAGCGGGCCTGTGCACGGTTTCATCTGGACAAATCGCAACTGCCTTGGTTCAGAACCCTGCATAGCTTTGCCCTGCGCCTGTCCGGCATACGTCAGGAACAGGTCATGCAACCAGAACATTACAAGGAAGTGGGGATTGCACTGGGCTTCAACTTAAATGTAGAGGGCTCCAGCCTATCTGGCGAAGATGCTTTTGATCTCAATAAAAGCAGTAGCCCAATCGTCAACCTGATGAACCTAGCGCGGCTTCGTAAGATAGATCTGCGTCAGCAGTATGACGAGAGCGAGATAGGCGAGAGTTGGAACACGGTAAAGTATGTGGCCACCGCCTTACAGGAATACAAAAACAGATATCAGCTTTTCGATTTCACGGATATGTTAGAGGTCTTTGTCAACGAGAGTGCACAGTTTTGCCCCCGCCTAGCTGTCACTTTCGTTGACGAGGCGCAAGATCTGTCGCCCCTGCAATGGGATGTGGCTCATGTGTTAGAGCAACACTCTGAGCGGATCTATGCTGCCGGTGATGATGACCAAGCCATATACCGCTGGGCCGGTGCAGATGTTGAGCATTTCATAAATCTTAACGGTGGCTACGAGGTATTGGAACAATCCTACCGCGTACCGGCCTCTGTGCATCCGATGGCAGAGCGTGTGGTTCACCGTATCAAACGCCGTGTGCCCAAAAAGTATCTACCTCGCGAAGACAGAGGCAACGTAGAGCATATCGCCCGCGCTGAGATGATTGATTTTTCTGAGGGTTCGTGGCTCGTGCTGGCACAAGCCGCATACTTCCTGTCGGATATAACCGCAGACCTACGGAGTCGTGGCTATCTTTTCAACTATCGGGGCCGACGTTCAATCTCAGAAAATCTAAGCGACGCTGTGAATGGCTGGGAGCAGTTGAGAAAAGGTAAACAGGTGACGGGCAAGACCGCACGAACCATCTACAGTTATATGTCCGTCAACGACAGAGTCAAGCGCGGATTTAAAAAATTACCGGCACTCGACGATGACGATATGGTGACTCTGGATGAACTGATCGCGCATCACGGTCTTGTTAAATTCGTTCCAATCTCAAGCATTACTATGGATTACATTCATAACTGCATCTGGCATACAGCAATGGACAAACTGCCTAGTGCAGACCGTGCCTACATCACCGCGCTGTTACGCCGTGGTGAAAAGTTCAATGCAGAGCCTCGTATTAATCTGTCCACGATCCACGGATCTAAGGGCGGCGAGGCTGACAACGTGGTTCTGTTTACAGAGATATCACCAGCCGCATCAAAAGCCGCGGAACTCGCGCCTGACGATTTGCACCGTGTGTTCTACGTCGGCATCACGCGAACCAAACAGAACCTTTACTTAGTTGAGCCTGATGATGCCACTAGGAGCTATCAGATATGAACCGTAAAGAAGTACTTCGCAAAGCAGAGAGCCTAGTCAACGGACCACGGGCCAAAGAATATGGTGACGCGCATGAAAACCACGCTCGTATTGCACAGATGTGGTCTGTTCTGCTAGATAAACCTGTTACTATTCAACAGGTTTACCAATGTATGGTTGCTGTTAAGCTGGCCCGTCTGGTAGTAACACCAGACCATGAGGACAGTTGGATAGACATTTGTGGGTATGGAGCGTTAGGTGGCGAAGAAACGGGTGATTAAAAAAGCAGACAAGCTCATTCGGTTTATCCGCATTGAACAACTGGACCATTACCTGAGTCAGGGATGGAAAGTTCTTCAACTGGGTGATGAGATCGCAACCATTTACTGGAAATGATATGGCACTACAGATGACAATGTTCGGGCCCAAGAGTGAATGGGTTCCACCGGCAGAGCTACCTGACATCTTCGATGCTAAACAAATAGCCATCGACGTTGAGACAAAAGACCCCAACCTCAAATCCAACGGGCCCGGATGGCCCACAGGTGACGGCGAGGTAGTGGGCTACGCTGTAGCAGTTGCAGACTGGGCCGGATACATACCCATCCGGCATCTGGGCGGTGGCAATCTGGATGAGCGCATAGTCAACAAGTGGCTAAAGAAAGTGTTTGAGTGTCCAGCCGACAAGATCATGCACAACGCGCAGTATGATGCAGGCTGGATACGTAGTATGGGTTTTATCATTAACGGGCGCATAATCGACACCATGCTGGTAGCTTCATTGCTGGACGAAAACCGATTCAGCTACAGCCTCAACGCGCTTTGCTACGATCTGCTGGGTAAAATAAAAACTGAAAAGACTCTGCAAGACGCGGCCCGCGAGTTTGGCTTGGACCCCAAGGCTGAGATGTGGAAGATGCCAGCTATGTATGTGGGGCCATACGCCCAGAACGACGCAGAGATCACACTGGATCTTTGGAACTACCTGTCCACCCAGCTTACCAAGGAAGAGCTCTGGCCAATCGCAAACCTAGAGCTAGACCTGTTGCCCTGCCTGATCGACATGACATGGCGCGGGGTACGGGTAGATCAGGACAGAGTTGAGAAAACGCGGAACACGCTTCTAAATAAAGAGAAAGATGTGCTTGCTCAAATCAAACGTGTAGCCGGTATGGACGTGGAGTTGTGGGCCGCCGCGTCTATAGCCAAAGCATTTGACGCGCTGGGTATACCGTACCCAAAGACAGAAAAGAACGCTCCGTCATTTACCAAATCGTTTCTCACGGACCATGACCACGAGTTGGCACGGCTGATCGTGCAAGCCCGCAACCTAAACAAGACCAGCGGCACGTTCATCAACACCATAATGAAGCACTGCCGATCTGATGGCCGCATACATAGCCACATCAATCAGATCCGTTCTGACGACGGCGGTACGGTATCTGGACGCATATCCATGTCAAACCCAAACCTACAGCAAATACCAGCGCGTGACCCTGAGATGGGTCCAATGATACGCAGTCTGTTCCTACCGGAAGAAGGGGATCAGTGGGCGGCTATAGATTTCTCGCAACAGGAACCACGGATCTTGGTTCATTACGCATACGTTTTCGGCAAGACAAGAGGCGCGTTACTGAACGGCGCAGAGGAGTTCGTCAATGCTTATAGACATGATAGTAATATGGATTTTCATACGATGGTCGCAGAGATGGCGGAGATCCCGCGCAAACAGGCGAAGACGATTAACCTTGGCATGATGTATGGCATGGGCGTCAACAAGCTATCTGATCAGCTAGATATTGATGTTGAAGAAGCTAAGGGTCTGGTCAAGCAGTACCATGACCGCGTGCCTTTTGTGAAAGGATTGATGAACGGCGTACAAAATCATTTAAATAAAAAGGACGGTAGTGGTTCCGTCCGGTCAATACTGGGACGTAAGTGCCGGTTTGATCTGTGGGAGCCCGACACCTTTGCCATGAACAAGGCTTTACCATACCAAGAGGCTATACGAGAGTACGGTGAGACCACCAGATTAAAGCGGGCTTACACTTACAAAGCTCTCAACCGGCTAATCCAAGCGTCGGCGGCGGATATGACAAAGAAAGCGATGGTGGATATATACAAGACAGGACGTGTCCCTTTGGTACAGGTGCATGATGAGGTTGCTATGTCTGTGAAAAATCGTGAAGAGGCAAAAGAGGTTGCAGAAATTATGGAAAATGCTGTACCGTTAGAGATACCCAACTTATGTGACATTGAGATCGGTCCTAGTTGGGGTGAAGCAGAGTAATTGTTTCATGTAAATCCTCCCTTAGAAGACTGGTCCCGCTTCGGCGGGGCCTTTTTTGCTTGTAAAATAACAACTTCTCTTATATATTCCTACACAGAAGGAGCTATATATGGACATTACAAAGTGGAAATCTGTTCTCGTACCCATAGAAGTGTACGAAGAGATCAAAAAATTAGCGAAATTAGAGGGCCGGACAATATCTGGTCAGCTTCGCGTCATGTGGAACGCCTATCGCAAAACAATCAGTTGACCATTTTTTTTAACTATGATATGCGATAAGTCTTAGTTATTAAGGAGAGATCTATGTTAAATAAGTTTTTGCGTCTGTTTTTTCCCATGTTTTTTTCAGAGCCAGAAAGAGCTAGAGATGACAAGGGGCGTCTGCGGGCTGACGACAAATCAACGCCCACGGTCAACGAAGCATGGGTAGGCGGTAAAGCTCCCGTGAAAAAGAAACGGGGCCGCCCAGCAAAGATTGCCGCACCCAAAAAGCGCGGTCGTCCCCCAAAGGCAAAGAAATGATATGCCCGAAATGTCAGGGAAAAAGTAAGGTCTACAACAGTAGGCCGCTTGGAGATACAACACGCCGTCACCGGCAGTGTTTAACGTGTGGTCATAAATATTCTACCTTAGAAACTTTAGAAACTAAGGTGGTCAAACTGGACGACATCATGGGTGATCCCATCAAGAAATTAGATAAGGTGACCATAAAACGTAAGCCTGTTAAGAAACAACGATTTGAAGACATGGACTTTGAGAACATGACTGACGAAGAGTTAGAAGAACTAATTCATGGTGACGATTTCTCTTGACTTTTCCCAAACAATCGCATACATATGAGCTTGTAAAGCCCCCAAGCTTTACAGTTCCCGTAGTAGCCCCCAGAGTTCGCACGACTCTGGGGGCATTTTTTTCTGCTTGACAATATGTAGTAGTAAGAGTATATAGGATAAATCTTATGTCATTAGCAAAGGAGAAAAAAATGGCAGCTACAAAAAAGACTAATGATGCAATCAGCATCCCAGTCATCAAGCAGGGCCAAATCACAATCCGCTTGATTGGACAAACCCCGATGTACTTCAACAGTATGTCGGCAAAAGCTAAACGGGATCTTCTCGTTGGCGCAGGCCGCAAGACTGCGGCTGAAAAGAAAGAAATCAAACATAATCCGGAACAGGAGTTTGCCGACTCTATGCACACTCAACCAAAAGGTGACACGCTTTTGTGTTTTCCCGCGGCTGGTGTAAAGGGTGCAATGGCCACGGCTGCACTTGAAACGGCTGGTGTGAACAAGACCAGCGTTAACCGGAATATCTTTTTGCCACAGGAAAATATAAATATCTGGGGTAAGCCGTACCTTAAAATTGACGTGGTACGGTCCGCGGACATGAACCGGACACCGGATATGCGTACTCGTGCTTATCTTCCTAACTGGTGCGCCGAAGTAGAAATCAGGTTTTCTACACCTACTTTCAGCGCA